AGCCTGTTCCAGCGATACCAGTTACCGCAATAACTGATCTGCCTGTCGTTGTAACAGAGCCAACGCCACCTGTTCCAGCAACGCCCGTAACAGAAACAGTAGCTGCTGCATCAATTGTGACAGAGCCAACGGCCCCCGTTCCCGCAACGCCTGTAACAGTAACAGCGGCTGCACCAATCGCAGTAACAGAACCTACTGCACCAGTTGCCGCTACCCCCGTAACTGTGACTGGAATAGGGCCGTTCCAAGGACCGCTACTCCACGCCCCCCGTGACCAGCCCGATATATACGCCATAATTTACTCGTTAGGCGATACGGATAATTGCGTTACTCGCGTCTGCCGCAGGGAACTGAACAGTAAAATCTCCTGCCGTAGAAGTTTTGTCTCCACCAAAATCCAAAACCAAGCATGATGGATCACCACTAACAGAATCATTATACAACAAGCCGCCGCGTGCAGTTATTGTTGCACTACTCCACGTTGTATCTGAAAAATCCGTAAGAGCAGTTGTGCCACTGGTTGTTGGATCAACTCTTGTTAAAGAGTTTCCCTTCGCCGTGTAGTTTGTTCCGCTTACCTCATTTGAGGACGTATAAGCAGTAGTAGCCGCCGTAAAGGAAGCGCTGTTTGTATACAGGGCCAACCTGAATGTGCTTCCACCACTGTTTAAAAAATTGTGCTTGGCTTCCATCAATTCTTTCTTGAAGCTCGTACACATAAAATTTCCATCAAAAGCCATTAGACCCTCCTTAATAAGTCTGCTAATTCTTTATAACCACCATTAACAGCAATTTGAATACACCTGTCTCTTTCGGAACGCATTGCTCTTTCAACATACAAATGCACGATAGAAGCTATACGCTCCTTATACTCCTCAGCTTGCTGTTTAATAGCGGGAGGAGCGTCGTCGCTCACATACACAATTTTACGACAACACAGTTCAGTTATCTGATCTGCCGACAACCCCCCGTTATCACTTGTCTCCACATAAACGGGAGGGACTGGAGATGCTTTAAGTTCAATCATGCAGAAGCCCGTGCGCCGTTTCTATACCAATCGCGTTGATCATCATACTGGCCAATTTTTTGAACACCCTTCAATGCGTTTACATATCTTCCTTCATACAACTGAAGTATATCTGCCTCTCCCTTCATAAAGGTGTAGGCTTCTATAAGACAGCCATATAACAAAGCAGTTGAAGCATTATCGCCCAACCACGTTGTTGTGTTGCTGCTGGAAATCTGCGCTGGCTTAAACTTATAGTGAAGCTCAGTCGTTAACGAAGCGTTTGGCTTAGGCGAAAGAATAAAAGAGCTATCATTAAAGTGAGCATAATATTCTGGCACTCCCGTTGTGTCAGTGTCTGGAGAATACTCTCTTATAAAAGAAACGTCTTTTGGCAAAAGATATGTGTAAGAGTTTCCGCTATCAATAACCGCTAAAGAAAAAGCCGTTAAAAAATCTGTTGGCTTTGATAAATAAGAATTACCGCTTGTAATTGTTCCTGTTACATTTTTGTGGAAAACAGGCAAATCTATATCAAATAAAATTCTTTCTTCGGCCTGACCTATAAACGTGTCAATATTATTCACAAAAGTGGTTTCAGTGTTTTGCGTATAATCTTTAATTGCCTGAACCAGTGTAGAATAATTCATTAGTGTGTAAGACCCGAAGGACTCTCCGCTTTGTTTAATTCTAAAAAAGCCATCATATACTTGGCAAAAGACTCAGCGTGTTCTTCATCGGCAAATCCAAAAAAAGAAACCGCAACTATAGGCTCACCTAAACTTCTGGCCAACTCAACCTTGTAGTTAACATGATCCTCTGTACCAGCGTCTCCATACATCAAATCAAATACATCTGCTAAGGTACTCATGATATCACCACTGTCACAGACCCAACTTCTCCTGTGCCTTCTGTGCTTGATTGCGTAGAAAACCCATAAAGAGAACTTAGAGAGTTTCGATCCCCAACAGGTGCCCAGTTCCACACAATATTGCGGCCAGCCGTCAGATTTTGATCTGGTCTGGCGTTTCTGAGCGCTTGAGGGTCATCTTTATTAACCCGCCCCAACCATAGCTGAGGCTGATCAGGATCTAACATTGACCGATGAACTCTTAATCCTGTGTCTTTTCCGTCCTGAACTTCTGGCAACAGATCCTTGAGCTTGTAAGTAAAGCCACTACGATCACATATACCAAGCGCCCACTTAGCTGAAGCATACTTGCTCATTAGAAAACACCATAACCACCGGGCACAACCTGAAAGGACGCCTTCACCCTGTCTTCTAGCGCACAATACATAAACTGCTCTTCATAAACAGATTTTAGCGCTTGAACCCTGTTAGCAGCTTCTGGAGTTTTCATTGCTATGTAATAAGCCAACCCAGCCGTTAGAGCGGGCAACCATCTTTCTGGAGCATCGTATGTGTTAGAACCAGCAGTTCCTGTATCCTGTATTCTTCTTATTCTCCAATAAATCAGTTTATACGTTTCCGTATCATCAGGCACGGGCCACAAAGTATATTGTGGAGAAGTGGTTCTTTGAAAATAAATCTGAAGAGGCTTCGCCTGAGTTAACTTATTGGGAATTGAGGCAAAAGTTGACGGGCTAATTCTTGTTAAAGAACTGTCAGCTTGATTATCTGTCTCGCCGTCATCAGTCCTTATCATTTGATCGATAAAATCAATTGTCCCAGCAGGAAAGCTATAAGTAGCAGTGCCCGCTGTTAAGGTCTGACTTCCTTCTTCTATTGTCCACAAATTTAACCCACGATTAATCCACTCCAAAGACATAAGATCAAGGCTGCGGCGAGCCGTCTTCAGATCATAGCCTCCACGCATTTCAACGCCAGCACGCTCAAATGCTTCCTCGCAAATTTCGGCAATATCTAAATTAAAACTGGTCGCACCGCTTGTTGCCATTATCCAGCCTCTGCTTCAGGAATGTTTTTAAGCTGTTCAATTTGAGCCTCTTCGCCCCAGCGCCCTAAATGCAAACGCTCATCTTCGTTAACGGCAATTTGTGTGTGAGAAGTTCTAAGTTTTCCCAAGGGATCTGCAACAGCTACCCAAGGGATTCTTTCACCGTTTTCAATTAATGTAATTGGTATACGATGGAAAATAGGCACTTTTTTATCCACTTTAGTAAGCCTTCTTACGCTTGGAGCGCATAGAAGACTTTACTTTTTTGCCAGACTTAGAAGCGTGCTTTTTAGCAGCAGCCTTGCCTTTAGCAGTGTATGGAAATTTTTTTGAGCCAACCTTTGGCATTTCTTCCTCCTTTGTAAAAAAAAATTAACACTTCCATCTTCTCATGCTAGCCCGCGCTCTTTTTGCTGGGCCTTTAGCTTTTTTAACAACGCCACCCATTCTAGCACAAAAAGACTTTTTCCGTCCCTTGTCTTTTTTAGTACGAGGCTTTGGGGCTGGAGCTTTTAACTTAGAACCAGTGGCTCTATTATATTTGGCTCTTCCCTTTGCGGTAAGGCCAGCCCCCTTTTTAGTTGACAGTTTTTCTCCTCTGCCAACAGAAAGTTTAACACCTCTTTTCTTGCGGGCCATCAAGACACCCGCGAAGATATAAGACGATCAAATTTTTCCTCAAGCCTGTCAAACCTATTCATAAGGTCTTTCATGTCTTGTTGAAGATCGGCTTTTGTAACATATGTTTTTGCCACCTCTTCTCTTGTATCGGCAATTCTGCGCCGAACATCTGCAACCTGACTGCTTATTCCTCGAACCCACCAGACAAAAGAACCGCCAGCCACGCTCAACAAAAGATTCCAAATTAAACTTGCGTCATCAGGCATACCGCGCTCACGCATAATACTTAACAGCACGGATGACTATTTGATAAGCATCACCCGACGCCTCCGTACCAAGGGTTGAAAGAAGAACGTCACCAGTCGCGTTGGTGCCGTACATTTTAAGACCGCCAATATTGCTAAAATCCTGATAGGTCCAGCCAACGCCAGCGTTAAAGGCAACAACATCAGTGTCTGCATCATACCAAAGCTGAACACCGTCAAAGCCATAAACTTGCGCCCATATTTCTTGGATGCGAACTTCACTACAGGACTTACCTTGCTTGTTTGTCGCAAGACCCGAAACATCAATCTTGGTGACTTTTGCCTCGCCTGTACTATCAGAAAGATTTGTTAACTGGACAACAAGCTGACGCTCGCCATCTTCAATGGTGGTTGTGCTAACAGCATCTGCCATTTAATCCTCCTTTAAAAAATTGGGGGGAAAAATCCCCCCAAAATTAATTATTCAAAAGGTGTGGCTAAAGTGCCGTCACCGTGGAGGAAAGCCTCGCAGTGCCATACAGCAGCCGTAGTCGCCTTTAAACGGATAATTCCACCTACAAGCCAACCCTGTGCTGCCGTACCAAGATCAATGGTATCGTCATCGCTTGCATCAGGTATGAAAGTGTTAGTGTCGCCAGCCGTTGCTGGATCAAATATTTGTGCAAAACCAGAATAAAGATCGCTGGCGTTGTCTGTGTTAATTTGACCCGCACCCGTGAAAGTCGTGCCTACAATAAAGGTGTAGTGAAGCCCTGCTGCCGCCGTAGGTAGCGTAACAACAATACCCGCTGCACGGTTAAGAGTAAAAACTGCACCGGATTGGGTTGATTCAACGCTGTAAGTAGCATCAGTAATAGAAACTACATTGTCATATGCAGAAACGTAACCAGTGGTTGTTATATTACCACTGCTGTCTACATCTAAATTAGTTGTGATCGCGCCAGTTCCAGAAGCTATTGAGACTTGCTCAAAGCCATTTTCTGAACGGACAGGACCGTTAAAAGTTGTTGCAGCCATTTGGCCATCCTCCTTACGAAAGGTATCGCCCTAGAGTCTTCGTAAGCGTCTGCTGGGCCAGTCGCTAGGGCTATGAAATCCCAGTTAAAAAAGAAAGGGGAGGGGCAAGCCCCTCCCCCTATGGCACTTCTTCTTATGAAGAACCCGGCGAACCATACACGCCAAGAGGATCAGAAACACCAAACGAATAACGCTCACGGGCTTTATACCGTGCGTTACCAGTATTGAAGTCACCATCCATAGCGGTGGTCATCGCGGCACGCTCAAAATGTTTCATGCCATTTGGAACATCAGTAATCATGAACCATGCATTGGTATCGGTGAGATAGTGGTTCACACGATATCCTTCAGGAATTGTTCCATTATTCCTGATCGCATTGATGTCGTTATCCGCAGTAGATGGACGCTGCTCGCTATCCAGAATGCGGGTTGCCACAAACATCAGATCGGGGGGCACAATCAAACGACGCGGGCGAGCCGCAATCATAAGACCTCTTTGGTCCGTCCACTTAGCAATCGCAATAACAGCCGCCTCAAGAGAGGTTTCGTTAAGGTCAGCGCCCGTGGTAGGACGGTTAGAGTTTGTTCCACCTGATACTAATGGATGCGCGGTACTGAACATCGTAACGCCGTCACCAGACTGGTAAGAGTCAAACCCGTTATTAAGCGGGGTTGCAGCTTTAACCTGCTTGGTATACGCCATTGCGCGAGCCAGAGCTTTGGTATAACGACCACTGAGAGAATCATAGAGGTTGTCCTCCATAGCTTCTTCCGTAATCATAAATCCCATTGCCACTGTTTCGTGGTTGTACCGTGCTGTGTACGACTCCTGTGCGTTGTCATACGAAATAGCAGAACCTTCATTCTTTACAGGTGCTGCATCGAAACCTGCCAAGGCAACTTCTTCTTCAAAGCTACGCTCAGAGGATTCAGTTTCGTAAACCTCTTTATGCTCGTCTTCGTACTTCTCGTATTCGAGACCGAATAAAGCATTAAGACCCGGCAGGAGTTCTTTAAGCATTTGCGCTCTTGAAATAGCCATTGCTCAATCCTCCTTAAATGCCAGTCGTATCTTGGTATTGATGCGAAGCACAACTGTCACCAGTTGCGTCACCACCCGAATTAAACTTGCAAATAACATCCGTATAAGAGTCACCTACAGCTATATCTGGGCCATCAACAAAACCAATAATACGCACAGGTAGAGTTTTAGTAGTTGCTATCGTTGAAGAATCAATAGCATTCTTGCTCGTACCGATTGAAGTAGAACCAGCCGTCTGAACAACCGCAACATTATTACCAAGAGCAGTTTGAGCAAGACTTGCATCTCCCTGAGCTTGGAAAACAACATTAGGATCGTCAACAACATATGCCATTGCATCAGAGGCTGCTACACTGGCAGTCCATTGCTGGGCATAAGTAGGCTGATTAGTATTGGGGTCTGTATATCGACACCCAACGAAAATTCCACAGGGAGTCATCGTCGTAGTACCAGCATCCTTTTGAATGGTGCCAGTATTTACAATTTTGACTACATCCCCATAGAAGATAGCGGTTCCATACCCGCTGGCAATCTTGATATGACGGATTGAATTGCTCCAATCGCCACCACCTAGAAGGCCGACAGGACGGAAACCATATGGTGCTGCCGTACTAGACATTGCACACGTCTCCTCTATAAAGTTTAAACCATACGGCTCAAACCTATGTAGGTTTTGAACCGCCTCCGAAGGTAACCCTCGACCTATTCTCATTAAGTTTAGGCATACGAGGATCATTATCCCTCATGTAGTTTTGATCCACAGAGTCCACTTGTTTTTGAGCCATCTTGCTATAATACTCAGAGCGAGCATCGACATTTTCTTTGCTCGTTTTACAAAGCAACAATCCACCCACTTCTATATTCCCCTCAAACTCACTATTCCTATCGGAAGTAAGCATTAGTTCTGGATGATCTTCTGCTCTTACAGGCTCCCAGCCCTCACGAAATCTCTTCGATGCATTCACATTGTCTGAGTTTCCCATGAGAGAAGTTCTAATCCACCGAAAAACGTAACCGTCTTGCGGTTGAGGATCAGGAAGAACCTGCGGTGGTTCCCAAGATTTAGGACGAGATGCGCTTTCTCGTGTATCTGTGTCTCTAGGTTTGCGCTCTATTGCCTTTCCGTCAGCCATTATGTCATCTCCTTCACGACTTGTGCCGCGTACTGTTCTGGCGTTAACCCAAGTTTCTTAGCGAGAGAAACCTGAGTTCCAGTTAGCTCCACTTTGCGCGGTCCTTTGCCCCCTCTTTTTGCGGGGGCAACTACCGGGGTTCTTCGGGAAGTCGGAGCCTCACTGGAGGTTTTTCCTTGCCCAAAGTATTCAGCAAACTGTTGGTGCATAACACTGTCAATTTGCTCATAATAAGCAGGGTCTGATCTGGGATCGACACCCTGCTTGACTAATTTCTCATGTATTCCAATAGCAAACCCGGTCATTTCTTCATAGCCCGGTTGCTGAAACCAAGGGTTTCTTTTTATCCATTCTACAGCAGTAGGATCAGGCGCTGGCACTTCTGCTGCCTGCGGCTGTGGTTGCGGCTGCTGCTGTACTGGCTGCTGAACCGATGGCTCTGGCATATTATACATAAACTGAGACTTTTCAGCATGTAAACGAGCCAGTTCTTCCTGAGCATCAGCTATCTGATCAGGATCGCCGCCTTCATACGCATCACGATAGGTGCGCTTTGCACCCTCAATCTCTGCGTCAGTTTTGGCCGAAACCTGATCATAAAGAAGCCTGCGCTGCTCTCCAACCTGTTCTTTCAAAGCCTCATTTTGACTTTGTACAGAACGGGCATAATTGACAGCCTCAGTGCCTTCTCTGAAGGCTTGCTCCTTTGCCCTTCGTTCTTCATTCCACTCATAGCGTAATTTACTTATACGCTTTTGAACTCTTTCACCAAACTGAGAATCATCTTCGTCGTCTTCTTCAGAAGTCTCTACCCGTGGCGGCCTATTTTGATCTTCCTCTGGAACATCATTAACAACCTCAACTTCGATGTCATCGTTTTGTTCCAAAACATTTACAGGATCTGTAAGCTCATCAAAGTTTTCGGGAGCTTCCTGCTCTAAAGCTGCTTCATTGCTCATGCTCTTTTGACCCCCCTTGGATCTTCAATAGTTGCTTTGACACAATCGTCATTTATAAGACGAAACTCTTTTCCGTGGATTGAAACCCGCGTACCTGTGTAGGCTTGCATGATAATCCAGTCGCCCTTATTACAATAAGCGCCACTAGGAAAACGCGAAGCATCAGCAAAGGCATCTGGTCCCATACTCAGAACCATACCCGTAATGCTTGCCGTTTCTTCTCTTTGCCTAAAATCATCGGGGACATAAATGCCGCCCTCAGTTTTCTCTTCCTGTTCAGGAAGGGCAATAAGCAATTGAAATCCAGTTGGGGTTGGAAGCTGAGTAGCCTTGCGGCGTTCATCTTCCAGATCGACAACCTTTTCGGTCTTCGGCATAACTAACCTCCTATGCACGTTTTCGTCAAAATGACGAGGGTTACGGACCCTCTGCTCACGGTTAAGAGCCGTGGACTCTTGCATTATGTTTCATGTGAAACATAAGATTACTCTTGGCCTTTTTTGAAAGTCTCCACTAAATCAAGCAACTCTCTTTCAGCTAAGGCGAGACCCTCTATGATCCCCACCATTTTCTGATACTCTTCAAAACTATGCGCTGACCCTGTTGCAATAGCGTCAGCAGTTTCATTCATTCTTTCTCGAATGTTTTTCTGAAACACCTCAAATAAGGGTTGTTCCGTCAATTCTTGTTATCCTTCTGTTCGTCATCCATTAAGGCTTTGCCAGCCTGAGAAACAATCTTGGCTTTTTCAATAAGATTTTTTGCTTCCAGTTCTTCTTTTTTGTCGGCCAACTCTGCTTTGCTCTTCGCAATATCAACGCCTAAGCGCACACCTTCCAGTTCAGATTGCTGATCAATACGATATTGCTCTGTTTCCTGACGCATTTCAGCCTGAGCCATGTTTGCAGCAAGCCTTGCCTTGTCAGTATCAGCTTTGCGTTGAATATCCTGCTGCTGCAACTCTAGTTTTTTCTGCTGCATCTGTATAACAGGATCTTCCATCTTCTGCTGGTTCTCTTGCTGTTGTGTTTCGCTAATATCTTTATTCAGCAAGCGCTCCGCAGCCTCAGCAACGAGCTTGGAAAGTCTAACCTCAACCTCGTTGGGCAACGGTTCGTCTGGTGGAGGCAACTCAACACCAAGTTCTTTTTCAATTTCTGCCCTGTATTTAAAAGCAAGATGCTCTTGAATATGAGCCGCCATAGAAGACGCGATTGTAGAAGCCATCGGGCTTTCCCCAACCAACGCCTGTACTTTCGGATCTTGCACAGCCGCCTGATGAATTTGAATATGAGCGTCATGATCCTGATGAATAAACGCTTTCAATGGTTTGCCATTCAAAACATCCATGTTTTCTGAAACAGGATCGCGTGGTTTTCTTTCCTCAGACAGTGGAATAATTTTTTGTGCATCGTCAATACCCAGAACATCAAGCATTTGCCTGTGAAGTTCTGGCAAATCATACATCTGCGGAGCCTGTTGTGCTAACTGCAACGCTGCCTGATATTGCATAATTCGTTGCGACATTGTTGAAGAGTTCGGATCACTAACAGGAATAACATCAACGCGCCCGTCAAAGTCTTCAGCTTTTACACTGTCCTCTTCTTCTTCGTAGTCATAGCCTTCTTCTGTTGCATAATCTTTGACAAGATCAGAAAGAAGAACAAATTCTTTTTTCATAGCCGCATGAAGGCGTGCCTGTATAGCAGTCATGACCTTCATGCTACGCTCTATTAAGGCTAAAGTTGTACCAACAGGCGCATCCTGTTTCATGTCGGCCAGCTTTAGATCGGTCAGGGAAGCGAACCTTCTGCCTTCTTCAACAATCTCTCCAAGCATTTGATACAAAACATTGCTAGGTTCTTTGTAAGGAAGGAAAGTAATGTTGTCTTTTATTGCCCCTCCCGCAATATCAACATCGCGGAACTCACCCGGCATAATTGGCGAATCATCCCCCTTAATTCGCAAACCCCTCGCTTTTAGACCTCCGGGCAAATTTGCCAGCGTCCCTGCGTCTACCAATTGCCGAAGCAATGATGTAGCGCTCTTAGCGAGACCCCCAATTAGATGTATGAGACCAAAGCCATAAAACCCAAGTCCGGGCATATACTGGTAATGAACAAAATGCATACGCTTCATTCTGCGCTCATCATCTTCATACCAGTTTCTGCGTATAGCCAATACATGGCCGCCGCTTTTGGCAATGGTTACAACGTAAGGGAGGGCAATGCCTGTTTCTTCACCATCATCATCCGTGTCTTCATAGCCCGGAAGATCAAGATCAACGTGGACCTCAAGAAGAACATGACGAGAGTCTGAGTCTACAGGAGTTTCTCCTTCAATTTCATTATACTTTTCCTGTATTTGTGAAACTTCATGAGAAGCGCTGCCAATATCAACATCTCTATAAAGACCCGCAGCCTGCAATTTGCGTATCTCGTTTTCTGATTTACGCATAACATGCGTGTAGCGCTCTGCTGTTAAAAGATCAGTTGCTCCGTAACCAACAACAAAATCTTCGGCAGGAACAAAATGAGCGCAAGGACGATCCATTGTTGGATCAAAATAAACTTTTTTGAAAGCAGAGCCTGCTAGAGGCAAGTTAAAAAGAAGCTGTTCCATTTCTGGACGATATTCGGTCATTTTATCCAGAATAAGATAATTCATAAAATCCTGAATACGATGTGCCTGTTTTTCTTTATCGTCAGTTATTTTGCCAACAATTTTTGTTTTAACCGGACCACTTGAAGGAAAAACCTCCATTATTGCCTGTGACTGAAACCTTATAACAGCTTCAGTGAGAATGGGGTGATGAACACCACAAGCACCGGGCCACGGCGTTGTCCTGTCTTCAATCTTCAGACCAAGCAATTCAAGCCCGTCTACATATGTTTGCTCCCAGTCAGATCTTGACGACATATCGCCCTCAAAATCCCCTCTTATCTGAGAACTGAGACTGCGAAGATCATCCTCTTCCATAAAATCGGCAAGATTGTCATCATGCTGGTCTTCGCCGCGCTCTTCTCCTTTTGGATCAAAATCTATTATGACACCGCCATCTTCGGTTTCTATCGAAACAGCGTCTGGATTAACAACAGAAATTTCTAATGGCTGTTCGTTTGAGTCAGGATCAAGCTCATCAAACCCTTCTGGAGCGTTAGAAAAGCTGGGAGCCTGAGCAATGGCTTTTTCAATCGCCATTAACTAGACCTTTTTAGCAGTAGACACATAGTTTTTGGGAGGCTTCTGGGCGTTGTCAGAAACTTGATCAGCATAAGCATGATAAATAAGACCTTTGGTGGCTGCACCAGTGCCCTTTATTTTAACATGCTTTCTTGCGGGAGGAGTACCCAGATCTCTTGAAATTATCCTATCTTGATGCATTCTTTGTCTCCTTCTTTTTAATATCACCTAAAACATATCCAAAGCCGTTCTTTCTCAAGAAAAGCCGTATTTCTGTTATGGGACGTGCCCACGCCATGTGAGGAACAGCGGTGCCCCACCCATAAGAGCTAACCATACTGGGAACGCCTATTAACTCGTATTGGTTTCTTTGGCTGTAAACAAATAAAGAGCCGCCACTATTACCAAATATAATAGGAGCAGAAGCAAGCCAAAGAGGGTTGCCATTAATATCTTTTGAAAAGCCAGCAAGAAATCCTGATGTCGGAAAGGGAGGCTTTCCTAGCCCTGCGCCGACAGCAAACACATCGCTAAAAATCCAAGGGCCAGTATCTTTTTTTTCTGGATACAACTTAGCGACAAAAGGCATAAGACGCTCAGTATCTGTTATTTTTAAAAGAGCCAAATCACGCTTTTCATCATACGCAACGATATCTGCTTCTCTGCCAATCGTTCCAATTAACTCACTATAGTTATTATACTCAAAAACTTCAACATCAACAGGCCGTCTTCTTTCCACATCAACCTTTTTTTCTTTAGCAGAGTCCCATTCTTGCTCTACAGAAACATTGTTTTCAATAACGTGGTAGTTTGTTAGCACTAAACTAACAATTATGCCGTCAACTTTATTAGAAAAAATAACAGTGCCAGATCCAGCGCCCTGTTCAAGGGAAACAAGAACCGTTGGGTAAAGCATTTGTTTGTGCTTCTTTTCTATGTTTTCCAGCAAACTTTCAGCAATAGCAAACGAACAGGAAAACGAAAGAACGACACAGAAAAATATAGTTCCAATAAATTTCTTCACTTCACAGATTCCTTTTTCTAAGGAAGTTAAGAAAATCAACACCTGTTTCAATATCATGAAACACCGTTACAAGCCCAGAATCGTTATCGTCTTTTTCAGGCTGCACAATTGTCAAAACAGAAGGAGAAAGATTTTGGTTCTTCAGCCCTAACTGTTTAGCGTAGTTATCGTGAATTTTGTAAGAAGCCACCCTAATTGCATGAGTAACAAGCCCGTCTGTAGGCTGTTTTATAATTTGATACCCGCTAATATGCCTGTGCCCGCTTATAAGAACATGATCTGTGTGTCCCATTTGCGCTGCTTTGGCGGGTCCATGAGCAGAGTTCCACTGAGAATGACCTGACCAGTCATGCCTAGCGTGAATACGAACCTGTTTCTTATTAGGAAACACTAATCCAATTCTTGCTCCATGCGCTTCATAAACACCGCTTTGCTTTCTGACCATCCACTGAATAGGATCACCGTTTCCTACCCAAAGATCATGATTGCCGCCAATAATATATAGCCAGTCAATACTTGTTACCAACCATTCAACCAGCTTCCACGTTTCCGCTTCTGTTGTTGTCTGGTGAGCATGAAGTCTGGCTAGCCTTCCAACCCAGTGGTTAGCAAGGTCTCCAACTGTTGCCCCGAACAATCCTTCTGTATCGCTAACAAGTTTTACATGGCTTTCAAGCAAATCAATTGAGGTGCCCGGATCATCAACATGAGGGTCTCCCAGATGCAATATTCCTATTGGCCCGTCAATTCTTACTCGACAATTTATAAGATTGCGGCTTTTTTCAAAATTATCGCGCCTTTGAAACTCTCTTTTTCTTTTAGAGATAATTTCATCAAGGTCGGCAACTTCATCGTGTAAGTCGTCTTTGTTTATTTCAAAAGGTTCAGGCTCTGGAGTGTTTGACTCGTTGCGTTGCAGCGATAAATTAGATTTTTGAAGCCTTCTGTAAAAAGAAGATGCAGACATATTTAAAGATCGTGCTGCTTCGGCGGCGTTGTTTCCATACATCATGTAGGCATCAACAACCAAATTTACCTCTTCCTTGGTAATTGGCGGTCTTCCAGAAGACATGGTCACCTCATTTATAGTTAATAATACTCAACGCGACGTATGTTCATCTCCTCCTCTTCTTCATCAGAAGGAACACGAATAAAGCCCCCCTGTCTAAACCTAAGAAGGGCTTGGGTTGAAGAGTCAACAAGGTCATCATGCTCTCCAACGGGAAAAGCAGCAAATTCCTCTATGACCTCTTCTGCCCAGTGTTTTGAGGGTGCCCAGACCAGTCCAGACGCAAACAAATCACTAACAGCATTAACACGGGCTATCTTGTCGTTTCCTCTTGACGGCGTGTAATCACTTACGGGAATGCCCATAGACCGTAATTCAAAGATAAGAGGAGCGCCCGCTGCCTTAGCTTCAACAATACAAGCATCAGGCTCCCATTCATTATATGTTTTTTGGGCAACGGACTTGAGTTCTGGAAACTCCATCCTGTCTTTAAATGAGTCAAGCAAAATAATATTTGCGTTTTCTTTTCCAGAATCGTCTTCCCGAAAAAATACACCCCACGTTGTACAAGCAGAATAGTCAGCCCGTTCTGTTTTAAGAAAAGCCGTATCCCAAGACTGAATAATAAACTCACAATCAGGAGGGCTGTCTTTTTCCCACGTTCTCCACCAGTCGCGTTTTATCAGCGCCTGTTCTTCTGCTGTCGGGTCTTGCTGATACTGGGCAGACCATTTGGAAGCAGGAAGTTCAGCTTTTAGCTTTTCAAGTTCTTCTTTTGGCCAAAATTCTGGCCATAGACTATTGCCTGATGGCAATATAGCGGGAAGCTGTATAACCTCCCAACCATCGCTACCTTCACGCTGTTGAGAGGCTTTCAAAATCTGTCCTGCCAAATCGCGCTGGTGCCATCGTGTCATTACGATAACAATAGCGCCTCCCGGCTGTAGCCTTTGTCTTGGTCCCGATGTGTACCACTCATATACTGGATCAAAGACGGAAACGTCGGGTGAGCGGGCCTCTTGTTCACTATGTGGATCATCTAT